ATTGCCAAAGGCACCGTTGTTAATTCCGGCACCAAAAACACCAGTTGTTCCACCAACTGTATTGCTAGCCTCGAAGCACCACTTCTCTTGGTTTTCCAAAAGAATGGCAGTGTTTAAGCGAGTGTGGTCATCTTCAATCGAGCGAACATTGTTCGATGAGTAATCCAGAACTGGACCCCACTTTTCGAGCAATACTTTAGCGCGCGACTCATCGATGTAAGCCTGTGTAGGACGTATTGATTTTGACATATTAAGATTTTTCCTTAAATGTAATGTCGACCTTGGATAATTTATCTATTCAGCGTTGTAACGCTCAACTTAAATTTAAATCAGTACTTCTTAAGCTCGCTCATGTAAGCTGTGAATGAAGGGTCTACGGCTTCCTGAACGGGGGTTGATGAAGCTTCTTCAACAACAGGTCTATCAACATTTGATGTTATAGTTTCTGTTATTGCTTCTGACTTTAAGTTTTTAAGCCTCTCTTCTTCAGATTGCTCAAATAGCTTTAGAGTATAATCAAAGTTTTCCATAATAAACTCAGCTGATCTATTACTAAGCATCTTCTTCATGTAAGATTTTCTCTCTTCATCAAGATTTGATACTTTCTTTTCTAGAACTAGCTGAGAATTAAGTTTTTTATTCTCATTAACTAATTTTGTAACCTGCTTTTGAGCGGCTTCAAGCTGCTTGGCAGCTTCATCAATTTTCGACTTACCATCAACCACTGCATCGCGAATATTATCATTAGCGAGCGCTAGATCGATTGATAATGTCTTACGTAGATCTTCCAGTAAATTAAAAGCTTTCTTATTCTTTACTGCTTCCTGAATGCTAGCTGAAGGTACTCTTTCTTCTAAATAAAGATCGAGATACTTACTAACGTGCTCTACGATGGAAGATTTGAAATCGGATGCTTCTTTGCTGAGCGCAGATTCATATTTCTCCACGACTGCTTTTAACTTTGCTGCTCTATCTGTATCAACAGCTTCCACAACTTTTTTTAATTTAGCTGTGTGATCGGTATCAATAGCTTCAATTAATTTTTCTAACTTAGAAGAATAATCTGCATCTTGTTCGTTAAGAGCCTTTTCAACATGTAATTTTACCTTTTCATTAACTGATGCTTCAAATGCACTCTCTATTTCCTTAAGAACATCTTCTGTAAGGATATCTTTAGCAGCTTCTTTCAATGCGTTAGTTAAATTTGTTTCCATATTAAAATAGTTTTTCTTTTTGAGCGAGGCCAATCTTTGTTTTTAACTTCAGATCGACTACGTTCTGTAAATATTTATTAGCCTCTGAATAATTTTTTTGTGAAATAGATGTTAAAAAGTTAACAATCTCACCACTTTCTGTAATCTTCTTTTTCTCAGCTTTCTTAGCCATTTTCTTTGCCATATTATTATTTATCTTCTTCTTCATATATTTATACGGTTTTTAGAAAATTAAAGAAACTTACTATTTGTTCCTTTAAATATGACTGTAAATGTTTAACAGGTAAACTCTTAAGAGAATTTTCAAAAGCCATATAAATCTCTTCTAACTTTCCATTTTTATTTAAGACAAATTGCTTACTTTCTAAAATACCATTTACAAAAGCAGAAGGGCACGACGGATCAGCAACACAATCAATAGCTATTAAACGCATATCAGTTACACGGTTAACACCCCCTACATCTTCGTTTAGCTTGCCTAAAGCTCTACTCGACATACCCACTTTAACACCATCATTAATTAATGAGCGTACAATTTGGCCCATGGGCGTTGAAAGTACTTGCGATTTACCCATAACACGATTACCTTCAAATTTTAAGTCTGTAACCATATGGCATGCACGTTCTAAATTTACTTCAGCAGATGTTGGGTGATTTAATTCTCCCATAGCTCTCTGTGTTTTAACCATTTCCTTAATATATCGCCCTACCTCCCTATGCATATCGTCCCTTTCATATATGCGCTGGTTTTTATTTACTTCATTACAAACCATATAAGGTCCTTGAATATATAAACGAGCAGGTTCTTTAGGGTTTTTTTCTTCAAGAATATATTCAAACTGCTCTTGAGGAGCAGGTGTTTCGACTAGGAGACGAAGCGCCATATTATTATTTATATAAGCTGTTATTAAGATTTTCTAAATTAATTTTCATTTATCTGCTTATGCCGAGTTCTTTTTCGGTCAATATTAAAAAAGAATAATTTCTTTGTTCACACCATTTTTTTGCAGCTGCCCACTTAGCTTGATTTTGAACGTATCTCACGCTTTCATAAACAAGAGTAGAATGTTTCTTTTTTCCAGCTATAGGTTTTTGTACTTGTGTACTGGGCTTAATTTCAACAACATATTTTTTAATTGTATTGTTTTCATTAATAGCTATAACACCGTCAGTAAAATATCTATGAACTTTACCATCTACTGGATTAACGTATGGTATAATAATGGATTCGCTAGCCCATTCAACGATCTTAGGATTATTATCACACCATCTAAAAAATTTTAATTCCCATCCTGACCTGTAAACGGGTATTCCTTTTCCAATATATTTTGATATATTTTTTGGTTTAAAAAATCCTTGTCTAAATTTATCTGATTTATTTAACGGGATCATTAGCCTACAAAAAATTGAGGAGGTGCACCGTCACCAAATCCTGTAGAGCCGCCTTGGAACAGTTTTTCTTCTAAAGCTTTTTTCTCTTCTAATCCTTGGGATAATAAATCGTTGTAATTTATTTGACCACCGCCAAATAATGTTGTATTGGTATATTTTCCTCTTACACTACCAATAGCAATCTTACTTAAAGCTAGAGCATATTGATATATCCACGGCTCTTTAATAATATCTCTTAAAGGCCTTTCAACATAACACCACACTACACCATAAAACTTTGAACCCGAACCGGGGGTACGTGGAGGTGGGTAAAACGTCATGCATTGTGTGCGGTCATCAAATGTTATATATCTTCTGATAGCTAGTAATTTTTCTCTAACTTTTAACCAATCTTTTAAAACGTACCAACTTATTAAATCAAAACCATAATTACCCATTGCATAACTAAAATAAGTTTGTTGGGCTAAGGTTTGTTCAATAGTAAACAATGTATTAACACCGTTAGAAGACCCTTCTTCAAAATCTATAATATCAATTACTTTTCTATAATCCATAATGTCATAATCAAAACTGTTAACTAGTTTTTGCTGACTATTTGAAGATGGTAAAAAATATTGAGCTAAAACACCATTAAAATTAATAACACTTAAATAGTCTGTTTTTGTTAAAATCTGATTCTCAAAAATACCATCTTTAAAAGTAGAAGATAGTGCTTGAGATGAAGAAAAAACGTTTGTAGGTAAAGATGAAATAGCTGTATATACTGTTTTACTAGGTGTTAATACTTTATTAAAACCTGGACTAATACTAAATAGTTCGTCTAATTTAACACCTTTACCATCAGTATATAGATCAGAATTAAAAACTAATATTTCTTCTGTATACCCTGCATATTTTGCAAACATTTCACATGCAATAGAAATATTTTCAAATAGTTGATCATGATGTATTTCTAGATTTAATAGCGGCGCGCCCATAGAGCGTACAATTCTATCTCCAAGTCTTTTAAACGAATCTATCTTACTGTTTAAATTAGTACTTTGAAATGCTGTAATGGGCGTAATTTCTGTACAATCCATATATGTATTTATGCATTATTGTGTTGGAGCTGTACCACCAGGTGTAGGTGCACCTACACCACTTACAGGAGCAGCTCCTACTTCAGCACCACCAGCTTCAGCACCACCGGCCTCAGACCCAGCCCCTCCCGGTGCAGGACCAAACGCGGGTGGTACAGCAGACCCCCCACCGCCGGCGCCAGCAGCGGGGTCTGCTCCCGTTTCTCCAGGTGCAACAGCACCAACTTCACGCCAATTCGGCCCGTTATTAGTGATTTGATCTAATTCCCAAAGAAGCTCTCTATCCTTTCTTAAAAATTCTCTATTAGCCATTAAGTCAGAATCTGTCCATCCTAAATATTTTTTTTGAGCAAATGTCTTAGAAACCAAATCACTTTGAGTAATACTATTAAAGTTTTCTGCTTTAATTTGAAATTTTTGATTTTCTCTAAGCTCGTAAAAATTAGTTGGAACGTTAAAGTTTAAATCTAAAAAATGCTCTTTTAAATGCATTTCTTCCCAACATTTTTTTAATTTTAAGTGCGTTATAAAACCGTTCTTTAACCCGCTTGCAAATTTTTGTTGTAATCTAATAATAAATCTAGCAAATTTTAATTCTTCTCTTAGAATGTCTGTACCGTCTCTAAAAGCGTCGTTTTCATCTAATCTTGTCGTAGGTACTTTTAAAGCTTTATAAAGCTTTTTAACAAAATACATTAAATCCGTAAGTTCACCTAAATTAGCCCCTCCAGCTAATTGATCTACTGTAGTACCTTCGGATCCTTGACGCTTAGCAAACCAAAAACTATCTAACATGCTTTGAGGGTTAAATTTTTGAACTGATGCGCCCTGACTATCATCATATGTTCTGCGCGACCAGTAATTGTTCATTAATTTGCGTAAATATGCTTCTGCTTTCGGTGGTGACATATTACCCACATCAACATTAAAAACTAAGCGCTCTGGAGCTCTTACTAAACGGTAGATTACTATAGCATCTTCAATTAACGAAAGCTGACGATAAGCTCTTCGTGCATTTTCTATAAACGGCAATCTTAGTGTTTTGTTTTCATTCCATATACCCGAATTAATATATGTAACCTGATTTACATCCATAGGAATTAATTCAATTTTAACTACTTTACCTGGAGTCTTAGGATCATAAACATTTTTTCTAAGTAAATACCCTCTGACTATTTGATTTTGTACATTTTCAAAAATCGGATCAATAATATCTGTAGGTACTGTTACTACTCCTAAAATGCCTTCTTCTGGATATTTTTTATGAATAATATGCTCCCAATAAAGCTCGGCATCAACTAATAATTGTCTTAAATACTCCCATCCTTTATTTTCTAAATCAAAAAAGTTTATATATTTCTGAAATTCTTTTTTAAGCTTTTCTTTTT